CGCTTCTGCAGATTACCAAATCTCTACTTCCCTAAATTTAATATTGTTAGCGCGCAAAAATGAATGCGCCATGTATCGTGTCATAGGTCGTAAAAGAATAAATCTGGACACCCACGGGAAATCCCTGGTGTCAGTTTTAAGGTTAGAGCATAAATGCTCGCATCCAGGCCTGATCGCCGTCACAAGATTAGGACCGATAACGGACGAATCTTGCTTAGATGTCGATTTCATAATGATACTATTCCAAACATAGTGAAGATAATCGCCCGGTTGCCCAGACTCTAACTTAAATCTTGACGACGGAAGCCGCCTCTGGATAGCAGGTACGAGGTTATGACTAAATAGCCAAGAGTAATAATCTACATCCGATATCAACACTGGAAACATAACCATGGATGAGTAATCATCCTCCCAAACAGCTATGGTGCATGGAGTCGTACCATCATCCGACGTATCGGTCTTCCGCCTAGAGTCGACTTCGGCGGCTCTAGCGAACGATTGATAGGGCCTAGGTCCTACAGACCTCCTATCGGTAAATAAGATATTATGTCCATCTATGCTCGACAGTGAATCACTTCGCCATCCATCCCGCACGTCGAACGCGACGAGCATAAGCTCGTGCGATCCGGCAGCCTGCCTCAGAGGCATAGATAATACCTGTGCAAGGATTGCGGGAGCGCTACAGATGGCTTCATTTGGACCACACTCTAGGTCAGTCCAGTAAATTCCATCTACAAACTGTTGCCAGTGTAGTAGCAGCTTATTCTCCGGAGAGGCGACCTCAATCGGAACTGCCTTTCTTACATTTGTTTTCTTCATTATTCCTTCCTTTTAAATTAGATTATATTATACACTTATAAATCACAATTACTTAACTTAAGGCAGAGTTAGTATATTGCATTAACGCGCTGATATCAGCATTTGTGGGCTGAGAGAAGAGCGCTGCATCAAAGATCTTTCGGATCTCTAGGGCTGGAGTATTGTCAATGGGGACTTTAAGCTCCTGCCATAGTCGGAGCATCTGAGCGGCGGAAGGTTCATACTTTGCTCGCTCGGCTAATCCGAGGTAATATGATGGCTGCTTTTTCGCATAAGCGTAGATATCCGCAATATCGCGATCAATAGCCAGCTTTTCTCCCAGAAGAACCTCGTTGATATAATCATCGCCCCCTTCTCTAACGAATGGTAATCGACGCATAATTGCTACTAACTCAGGCATCCACGTTCCATAATCAGGATGATTCTTTAAGCCAATCGTCCTGGCCTTCAATGCCATGCGTAAGACTGCTGGAGGTCGATCCCCACCTTCGACACCCGAGTATCTATCCTCATTAAAGAAAGTTTGCTGCATCGTACGCGCGAAAGTTCTCGCTTTCTCTTTAACCTCTCCATTTAACGGTAGAATCCACTTTAAGAACATTAAATCGCGATTGACTTTCAACGTCGCACCCCACGATCCTAACGCAATCTGCGCCAGCCGGTCGACGTCAATTTCGGAGCTTAACGTGAAAATGATATCGTCACCCAGCTCAGCTATTGTCCAAGAGCCATTTTCCCATGCCTCCAACGTTCCAGGTCGGATCTGATCCAGAGCGTCCAAGATTACGGAAAGACCATATATAGTATCGAACTCTGAGGTTAATTTAAATCCACTACACCATGGGCGCACAGGACCAGTTATTAAGGTTACATTCTCAACCCCACCTTCCAGAGATGGGAATATAATGCCCATCCGCTTGTATATAATTCTCATAAACTGGCATGTCCATTTAGAGAATCCCGCCTCTTCGAGGGCATCAATAATGGCATCAATTATCTCGGGAAACATAGCAGTATCCATACCTGAGAAGTCGACGGCATAAGGCAGATGTCCTTGTCTCTGCAGTATACTTATATAATTCGCTTGAGAGTCTGGGTCATGCCACAGACCTGGAATATTCTTCCTCACATTACTAAGCTGAACGTACAGCGGAGACAACAGATAGTTTACCAGATATGGGGCGGGATATACAAAGCGAACACGATTGTACGCGCCTACCGCCTCATAAAATGACTCCATATATCCATCGGAGCCATAAAAGATTCGAATAGGTTTAGCTCTGGGTCCAAATCGGGTGGATAACACCGGGCTGTACATGCATGGATCAGGCCATCCAATATTAGCTTGAAGAGCTAATAAGCGCGCCATATATTCCTCAGGATCACAGTCAGGAAGAGGCGCAGCCTTTAGATTCGCTAAACGAGCTTGATAAGTCTGTTCTCCAGACGCGAATGTCGGAGCTCCAGTCATAGTATCATCAGGGTCATAATCCTGAAGCGATAGACTACGCCAATCTTGAGTATCATACTCTTTGGGCAAATGTCTTTTGTACGCACGAGCTACTCGCTTTAAGACGGATCTTTGTCGATCGGTCAATTTAGGCACTTTAGCCTTAGTAACCGGCATCTCAGCGTACCATCCAGGCTGCTTCCACTGTTGCATACATAGCTTAGGTAAATCCTCCATTTCGCATTTAGCGACGAGAGAAGGTGAGTTCTCGTAAGCGCGCAACATCTTGGACTGAAGTGATTTAACATCCTGTAGTACTCTTTTGAAATTGTCGAATGTACCATAGATGGGCTCCTTACCTCTAATACAATCTGTATTATTCAATAACCTGGGTTGGCCCACGTAGGTATTAGCTCTATAATGCTTAAAGGGAAAAGTTTCAACGGTATCACCCATATTCCGCAGCTGCTGTGCGATATCGGTAGAAGAGAGGTATGGCGCCTTACGGAGCTCAATCCTGTCCATGGAAATAACGCTTGGAATCAATTTATCTAATCCTATTTCAGGATGCATAGGGTTCCAAGATCCGGGAATTGAACCTCCAGATACAGCCTGTCCCCTCTCATGCTTATTAACAGTATGCTCAGTTGCTATGCCTCGGTAATCAACGGCATCGCCCGACAGTGCTCCTGCGGTAGATGTTAATCCATCTAATACTTTGGACATAGCATCCGAGCTCTGTGTTCTAGTCTGAGAAGACTTAGAATTCATTTTCATACGCCTGATCCGTCCTTAGCATCGTCACCCATTTCCATGGAATCATTGAGAGACGGATTAGCACAATTTTTCTTCTTTTTCTTAAGTTCTGCAGTGGCCGTGGTTCTCCGACTATCGCGTTCCTTAGAGTTGTCGCGGTCAGGCTCCGCACCTAACGCGCTCTCGCCCTTCGTCGGATCTCCCGCGAATACGTCCTTATCAGGACTTATCTCACTGACTCCCGTGGTCTTGGGTGTCTGCGCTGGAGTGAACTTCATTTCTGCGTGTGTAGCGGGATCTACCACAACTTTAGGAACTGGAATCGATTTCTTATCTACGGCCTTTCTTACCTGATCATTATAATTATCTATTCCGGGCTGCGACGCAGTCGAGGGTTGCGAAATAGATTCCGAATCAGTCTCGACCTTGAACAGAGGATTCCTTAATGTAGCGTTTTCAGAGTTGCTTACGCCATCAGGAGCTGATAGTGTCGATACAGGTGTAGCACCTTTGTCTTCACCTGCCGGGGCCTCATGACCCTTATCAGTTGTTAAATCTGGATGAGAATCAGATACCGATGACGCTTGGCTCGGTAGAATAGCACTCCGTGTCGCATCATTCTCAAAATCTTGGTATTCCATCAGCATAACGGGATTATTATACTGTGCCATAAATGATATCGTGCGATCATAATCATTGAACTTCCACTTAACAGGAATGTTGATGAACGAGTACATCGAGGTTATTATATCTTGGTTTGCCGATAGAGCGTCAGACGCCGGGGTTGCGAGATCCCACGTTAGGTGTGGTAGGGTCAATACTACTGGACAAATTCCTCGCACAGCAACCCAATGCCCAGCTCTTTGTGGATCTTTGATTACAACCTCCATATCGCGAGATTCAAACGCGCTTAAGTCGACGGTGGACTTCGGAGCGACTTTCAGATCCACGAACTTAGAAGATGGGAAATTCTCTCGCCTGCATGGGATAGTGAAATATGATCCTTTCACCAGTTGGTTGATAGAGTATCTAATTGAGTCCATCTCTGGAAGCGTGATATCAGTGAGAGCGGGCATAATTCTCCACAAAGCGAATGCGAAATGTACTGTTTCACCATCGAGATTCTGAGACGACACATACCATATTCCCTTATCAGTAGAAGTAGCGAGTTCTTGATCCAGAGCAACAGACCAGATGATTGAGTCACCGTGATCCATGTTAACACGTTCCTTAACCGCATTTACGTTGAGCAGGTCTTCAAAAGAGCTGCCATACACCCATGGAATATTAGGCTTCATTATCGTTGGCTCTGAATCTCCATCTTTCCATAGCGCGATCGCACAAGTGGCGGCGAAGCAGGTGGCTATCGCTCCCTCATTTCGAGCCCTGTCTTGGGCTAGCGCCGTGGCTGCTAATGCCAAGACATTTTCGGGTCTGGTGTCGGTATTGTGGGTCGCGCATAATTTGAACCATGAGCTCCAACTTAATGGTAGCATATCCGTCGTTACATTTTGAGTATATGGCGCCATGACTGGCTGTTTAGCCATCATAGCTAAGTAGGGCTCTCCCACTTGAATAGGAGGTAACTCCGGCCAATAAATAGTGGATGGAGAATTCTCGACCATAGAATCTTGAATAGCTTTGGCCCTAACTAAAGTATTAATCTTATCTAAATTAATCCATTGAATAGCATTATCTTTAATTATCCAGGGAGCGTATGTTCGTACAGTCGTATCTATTCGAGAGAAGTTGGCTCTCACGGGTATCAGCGACAAGGGCTGAGCGGGGTATGAGAATGAAAAGTCCTTATCCGGTAAAACCGATTCCAATATTGGTAATTTAAAATCTCGCGTAATGAATTGAGTAGCCTGCATCATTGCAGATACGGAAGAGTTAAAAGAAGACGCAATGTTACTAAGAGTAGTTAAAATTGCGTTTCTGCTCTCAGGGCTAATCTTGATTATTCTAGAATACTTACCAATATATGAAAGTGTTTGGCTTCCCGTAGGAATTGGCTCAAGTGCGTCTGACTTCTTACTAACCATATCATGCAACGCACCAGGAATATACGCCGCATTTGACATGTGCTTATCAAGCAGAACGTCAACGCCGGATAATGTCTTCATTCTTTCGAAGGTCGCCATGACCATAGAGTGGGCCCACGGGTCTTTTACTTTATCATAATCAGCCTTCAAATGATCCACCAGAACATGAAGGTCGTTCAAAGCGGAAGTCTGAGTCATAAAAGGAAGGAAAAAGTCGTACATCTGATCCCACAAATAGAAGGACCATGACAGTGCTGAGGTCATTGAAGACTGAGTAAGTTTCAAATATATACCCTTGAATCTATTAGCTGCTCGAGCTATTTCCATGACCTGCATCTGGCTCTGACTGGGAATGAGTTGTGTAGGAAACACTTCATCATATTTCTCAACGCAGTCGAGATAGAAAGAGAACCATCTTGCTACTATCATGAAATCTGCCCACTTGGTATATGTTGAATCATCTAATGCAATCTCACCATTGAATAATTGAGATGCCGTTGAAGCTAACCAATTTAGAACTGGATTTATGAGAGTGTCAAAGTAATGCTGTCTCTCCATCTCAGACATGGGATACCTCTTTCCCATCTTCATAGTCTGTTGTAAGTCGGACAAGATCTGGCCAAGGGTCTGCTGATTTGATTCGACCGATCCCATGGAATAAAGAGCGTTCAAAACCGTAATAACGTCTAACTCTTTACCATCAGAAGATCGGATTGGCGCGCCAGATAACGCCTGCGTAATTTGAGACATCAGCTCTTTAGGATTGCCCTTTACGTTAACATTCGGGCCTTTCTCCGACGATATAACGTCGTCTGCCAAAGTACTTGCCTCATTGGAGAGAATTCCCATCATTACTAATTGTTGAACGACGGGATGATTAACTATCGTATCTTTCGATAGACCAGCTGCCAAGTCTCTCGTAGATGATAATCGAGCGATTTCCTCTAATATGCCATATGCTCCTGCAAGAGCGAACATATCCTGTGTGAGTCCAGGCTTCTGGCTCATGCATCGGGTGGCGAGTGGCTTCAATAACATTATCTCGGCTTCTCCAAAATACATTGGAGTCTCCCAAGTTTTAACTCTGTCAAAAATCTGATTGAACAATTCGGGTCCAGCCAACGATGCGAACTCTCCATACACGACTGAATAAATCGACTTATCAAACCCCGTCGTGAGAGAGTCTGACAATCTGTCGTTTAATTTAATTTGATACATGTTTTAATTAATTTAGTTGAAATTTAAATTTGGTAATAGAAAATCACTTGGCTCTTATTGAATAGAAAACCCATCCCCCGATTCTCCATCAGGGGAAAATTCAATAAAGAGAC